CGATCGACTCGATGAACATCGAGGGGGTCACGAACGGCATCGTCAGCGAGAACCCCTTCGTCACGATGCACTGGGGCACCGTCGGGCTCAGCGCCACGCCCTACGGCGGCGGGTCCAACGGGTCGATGCCGATCCAGCTCGCGCACACGAGCGGCTCGATCAAGATGGAGCGCCTCAGCTTCAACAACTATAACAACGCGATCCGGTTCGGCGGCAACTTCAACGACTCGGGCTTCACGATCGAGGAGATGCTCGGACCGGACGTGGTGACCGGCGAGCTCGCCATCCGCACCGACAACATCATGGCGTACAACGACACCGGGTCGTCGTTCGACGCCGGCGACGTGGTGCGGATCAACGGCATGAAGTCGATCACGGTCGGCGGTCAGACCCGCCTCTACCCGAAGATCGAGACCCCTACGGGCGCCGGCAACGCCGGGCTCGCGGTCGTCACCGTCGGGGCGCCCCTCGACATCGGCACCGGGTTCATGATGATCACCATGGCGCCGGCGAGGCACTGCACCATCAAGGTCGCCGACGCTAACGTCACGGCGGGCGACATCCTCGAGGCGCAGAATGGGTCACGCCTGGCGGTGGTGAACAACTCCTCGACGAACCCCCTGGCTATCGCCTCGACGTCTAAGACGGGCTCGGCTAACACCGCGGTGCACGCCATCCCGCCGACGCACGCCTAACCCCCTGGACAGGCGCCTTGACTTCGGTCAGGCTGACCTGAGGAGCGACCCCCGGCGATGAACTGGAAGTTCTGGCAGCGCTGGCAGAAGCGCCCGCGGGGGCGCAGCGACGGGTGGGAGAACCTGGTCACCGGGCTCGGCACCGTCCGGGACAAGCGCACCGCGAGCGCGTTCTACTCGTGCGCCGTCGACGACGCCACCGCCCGCGACATGTGGCGCGCCGAGCCAATCGCCGCTAGGGTCATCGAGCTCATCCCGAAGGAGATGTTCCGGCAGGGCTTCTCGGTCGCGGTTAAGGACGAGGGCGCCGGGCGTGAGGTCTCCGAGGCGATCGACGAGTACTTGAAGCGCCTCGACGCCCTGCGGGTCTTCCGCCTGGCGAAGTCGATGGAGCGCGCCTACGGCGGCGCCGCCATCCTGCCCGCGACGAACGACCTGCAGAGCTCGCTCGCCTCGCCGCTGCGCCCCGACCAGTCGGTATCGGTCAAGGCGCTGCAGGTCTTCGAGCCCCGCGAGCTGCAGGCGGAGAGGTACTACACCGACCCGCGCAACCCGAAGTTCCGCAAGCCCGAGCTCTACCGCCTCAACCCGATCAACCCGGGCGGTTTGGCGACGGCGTCGAACGTCCTGATCCACGAGAGCAGGCTGATCATCTTCCCCGGGATCCGCGTGTCGGCGGAGCAGCCGACCGGCACCTTCCAAGGCTGGGGCGACAGCATCCTGACCCGCGTCGCCACCACGCTCCGCGACTTCGGGTCGAGCATGGACTCCGTCGCGCACCTGGTGCAGGACGCGTCGCAAGCGGTGTACAAGATCCAGGGTCTCGCCGCCGCCATGGCGGGCGACGACGAGGACATCATCAAGACCCGCATGGAGCAGCTCGAGCTCTGCCGCTCGGTGCTGCGGGGCTTCATGCTCGACGCCGAGCACGAAGACTTCGAGCGCAAGGGCACCACGTTCACTGACATCCCCGCGGTCATCGACCGCCTCGCGAATTTTCTCGCCGCCGCGACCGACATCCCCGTGACGATCCTCATGGGGCAGGCGCCCGCCGGGCTCAACGCCACCGGCGACGCCGACACCCGCTTCTTCTACGACCGCGTCAGCGCCGCGCAGGACGATCTCACGCCGCTCATCGAGCAGCTCGTGCGCCTGATCTTCCTCTCGGCTGACGGCCCCACCCGGGGCAAGGAGCCGAAGAAGTGGAGCGTCGAGTGGACTCCGCTCTGGCAGCCCTCCGAGAAGGAGGTCGTCGAGACGCGCGCCATGCAGTCGGAGATCGACGAGCGCTACTTCAACATGGGTGCGCTGTCCGCCACCGAGATCCGTCAGTCGCGCTTCGGCGGCGACGCCTACTCGCTCGAGACGACCATCGACCCCGAGCTCGACGAGATGGTCAAGGAAGAGGCGGAGACCGACCTCACCACCCCCGTGCCCGGCACACCGCCGGCGGGCGGGACCGGCGAAACCGCCACGCCGAGCCCCGGTAGCCCGGTACCGTCCAAGCCCGCCGGCGGACCTTCCCCCGAGAAGCCGTAGTGCCGCACCGCAAGCAGCACACGCTCGCGCGCATCCGCGTCATGCGCCAGATCCTGCAGCCGCGCCGCCCGATGTGGCGCAAGCGCAGGCTGCCGCGCCAGGCGCAGCCCGACGGCGTGCGCGTGACCTACTGGAAGCGGATCCGCGAGCTACTACTGGACAAGGCGCGCCGCCTGGTCGAGGAGCGCCTGCTGCCGCGCCTGCCCGAGATCCTGCGCCGCGCGAAGATCCTGTACGGCGACCGCCAGGACGCCGACATCAACGACCTCATGGACGAGCTGTCCAAGAAGTTCTTCGACGAGCTCAAGCCCAGCGAGCTCGAGCGCGCCGCCCGCGCCGTGGCGAGCGCGACGGCTGACTTCCACAAGGAGCAGCTGAACAAGCAGGTGCGCGCTGCCGTCGGCGTCGACGTGCTCCGTGCCGAGCCCAGCCTCGAGGGTCGCGTCGGGGCGTTCGTGTCCGAGAACGTCGCGCGGATCAAGAGCGTCCCGAACGCCTACTTCGACGAGATCGAGAAGCGTGTGACGCGCGCGGTGCGCGAGGGCGCCACCTCCGACCAGCTCGCGACCAGCCTGCAGGAAGCCTACGAGATGTCCGACCGCCAGGCGAAGCTCATCGCCCGCGACCAGATCGGGAAGTTCTACGGCGAGGTCAACGAGGCGAGGCAGCAGGCGCTCGGCGTCACGCACTACATCTGGCGAACGTCGAATGACGAGCGCGTGCGACCGGAGCACGCTGACCGTGAGGGGAAGCGGTACGCCTGGGAAGACCCGCCGGAGGACGGGCACCCGGGCGAGCCCATCAACTGCCGCTGCTACCCCGAGCCCGACATGTCCGAGATCTTGGAGGCGTTGTGATGAGCGAGTGCGACCACGGTGTGACCTTGTCCCGCTACTGCGAGTCCTGCGTCGGCGACGACGGGACAGCCGCGAAGTTCTCCGGCTTCATGCTGGGGGCGATCACCATGTTCGGCATCATTATGGTAGTCGCGCTCCTCGCTTCGTGCGCGCACCTGAGCGCGCCCGGACTCAGCCCGCGCGAGCAGCACAGCGCCGCGCTCGAGCTCACGGTCGAGTGCGTCTACCCCGCGCCCCTGGCGGGGAGCCCGCAGGAGGCGCTCCTCGCCCTGATGGGCGGGATGCCCAAGGGCGGGTGGGGCTCGGCGGTCGCCGTCAGCCCGAGCCACGCGCTCACCGCGAGGCACGTGATCGACTGCGACCTCGAGCTGCCCTTCGGGCTCGGCACGCTCGCGGGCGAGCCGATGAAGCTCACGCTGACCATGAGCTCCGGCGCCTCGGTCGAGGCTGTCGTGCTCGAGGAGGGTGCGACGCCCGACGACGACTTCGCCTCGCTGGTCGCCGTCGAGGGCTCGCGCCCGTTCGACACGTGGGCTGCGATCTCGGACCACAACCCGCGCATGCCTTACAAGGACGCCGCCGGCAAGGAGCACCCGGGCGAGATGATGTGCGTCGCCCCGGCGCACCCGTTCCGCGGGCGGCGCTGCGGCGAGCTGAACAGGCGTTGAGTGTTCAGTGTTGAGAGTTGAGCGTGGATGATGACTTCTTCACCGACGTGCGCACCTCCCACCGCTTGACGCTCAACCCTCAACTCTCGACCCTCAACTTTCGATGACTAAACGCGACTACTACGAAATCCTGTCCGTTTCGCGCGACGTCGACGAGGCGACGCTCAAGTCGTCCTATCGCAAGCTCGCGCTGACCTACCATCCCGACCGCAACCCCAATAATCCCGACGCGGCCGAGAAATTCCGCGAGGCCTCCGAGGCCTACGCCGTGCTGTCGGATCCCGAGAAGCGGGCGCGCTACGACCAGTTCGGGCACGCCGGCGTGGGGGCAGGGGCCGGGGCGCACGGAGGCTTCTCGGGCTTCGATCCTTCGGCCTTCGGCGACTTTTCGGATCTCTTCAACGGCATTTTCGGGTTCGGAGGCGCGGCCGGGGGCCCCGCCGGCGGCAGCGATCTCGTCTACCGGATGGAGATCACCTTCGAGAACGCCGCGCATGGCGTGGAAGCGCCGATCGCGATTTCCCGTCTCGAGAGCTGCGGCGATTGCGGCGGCGAAGGTGCGGCCGAGGGCACGTCGCCGCGCACTTGCCCGGCCTGCCGGGGCACGGGTCGCCTGCGGCTCTCGCAGGGATTCCTGACGGT